CTGGCCTCGTTCGGTGTGATCTCACCAGCGGCCAGCGCCTGGAACACAACCTCCTGCGCCTCGGACACACCGGCTGCGGAGTCGGTCGCCGGCATGTCGGGCAGTTGAATGGCGCGATCCTTCGGAACGGGTGATGTGCGCTCAAGGATCAGGCGCGCGGCCACTAGATCGCCTTCAAGCGCCGCATCGACCACTCGCTGAGCAACCTGTTCGGCGTTTTCGCCCATCAAGGCAATCACGGCCCGATTAACCTTGTTCGGCAGACCTTTCGGACGGCCTGCGGGGTTGCCACTTTGCCCAGGCTTGAACGCGGTCGGCGGTGGCTGGCGCTTCTTCTCTGTCATTTTTTTCTGCTTCCTTCTGAACTCTGCAGGCGATTGTCTGTTTTCGCTGGATGGGGGGGCGCCCTCAATGCAGCGTGCTCAGGCTCTCGGGCGTGGTGACCATGCCCTCGGTCGGCAGGCCCAAGGCTTTGCGCTCGGCAAGCATCCGCTTGTAGGTGGCTTCAGCCTCTTCGACAGGCACGCCAAGGTGTTCAGCCAACTCAGTCAGGGAGAACACCGGCTCACCTTCGGCATTGCAGGTTCTGGCCGTGGGGATCAGGCGCATCGAGCGCGCCATCTGCAACATCTCTTCGCGGAACCAGAGCGGCGCCGTCGCTTCGACCAGCAACCACAAGCGACGGGTAACGGGGTGGTCGCCACCCAGGCCGGCGCGGGTGTCGCGGTACTGCGCCATGAGCGCGGAGAACTCAGCGGGGAAGGTTCGGTTCATGTCGGGGCTCCTTGTTCAGTGCACTCCTCAGAAGCGAGGAGCGGTTCTGCAGCGATGGCGGCGTGATGCTCGGATAGCACGCGCGCCAGATGGACGGGCTCTTGGTATCGGGCAATGGTCGGCTCGATCTGCGGCCAATGGATGCGCCAGAGGTGGGCAGTGCGGGGTGGGTCACGTCTCACCGGCTGACCTCCTGCGGTTCAGCTCGTCTAACCAGTCTCCGACTTTGGGCGGAATTGCGACCTCAACGCGGTAGCCTCTGAGCTTGAGCCGATGTGCTGCTCGGTATGCCGCAGCCTGTCCGGCGAAGTTGTCGTCGTTGTCTGCGAATATCGTGATCTGCTCGACACCCTGCGGCGGCTCGAAGGTCTCAATGCCGTTGGTGCTGACGCAGGACCAGACCGGCATCTGAAAGAGTTCAGCAGCGGCGAGCGCGGTCTCGATGCCCTCTGCAATTCCCAAAACGCAGGAAACGGCCTGTAAGCGGATTGCAGCCCCAGGAAGGGGTAACCCCTGCATCAGCTTCTTCGGGGCGCTTACAGGGGCTTTACGTGCCTCCTGAAGGTATGTCCTGTGCAAACTTACAGCTCTGCCTGATGAGTCGGTAACCACGGCGAGCATCGTCGTGAAGTTGCCGAGCACTTTGTCGCCCTCGCGGTACTGCATGCCCGGATGCAGGCGGATCGCATCGGGCAGGGTGCGCAGTGCCAAGCCTCGCCCAGCCAGGTAGCGATATGCCTCGTCTCCGCGCTCTAGGGGCTTCGACTGCTTGAACACCCGACGCAGGGCTTCGACCTTGTCTTCGCCGCTGCGCTCGGGCTTGGCGGCAGACGGTCGGACCATGCCGGCAATACGCTCGATCTCGGCGGCGACGTCGCGAAACGACAGGCCGGTGAAAGCCATTGCGAGTTGCACGCCGTCACCGGGTTTGCACGAGGGACAGTAGTAGGTGCCGCGCCCCTCCTTGTCGTCGAACCTGAATCTGTCCTTGCCGCCACAGACCGGGCAGGCGCAGTGCTTGCCCGATAAGGTGCGCTCATCCATACCGAGCGCCGACAGGATCGACCTCCAGCGGCCTTGCGCGATCTGGCGGACGTTGAGCCGGTCACCCATGATCCACCTCGCTCGCGATGGCCGACACGATCTTGGCGCCTTCCTGCGCCGGGTCGAAGCGTCGCGCCTTATCTCGCGCCTTGGATGCCGCAATCTGGCGGCTCTTGATCCAGTTCAAAATCTCCTGCGTCGGCTTGGCAGCGACTTGACGAAGTCCGCTCGGCTTGCGGCCCATCAAATCCTCGTACTTGTGGAAAGCCCACCCGCGTTTGTAGTTCTTGGACTGAGCGTACCCAAGCAACTGGCTGTAGATGTGCTGCCCGGTCTCCTTATGAATCGGCTTGCGTCGGTCCAGTTTCACCAGTTCGCCGTCTTCGACCTCAACGTCGCTCTGCCTCGCAGGAGCGAACCCGCACTTCGGGCAGACATGAACCCCAGCAGGGCGCACGAACTTGCACGAAGGGCAGGGCTTCGGCTCCGAGACCTTGCGCTCCTGCTTCTGTGTCTTCGATGCGCCTCCGCTGCCGTCATCCAGTTCGAGCGGTAGGTCGTCAGTCGGGAAGCCCAGGCGCAACACGGTCCCGCTGTGATCGAGGATCAGCGCGCGTTCTTTGCCCGGATAGGGGCGCAGGACTCGACCGGCCATCTGAATGAACCGGATCAGGCTGCGCGTCGGTCGCGCCAGAATCATCACCTCGGCGTGCGGCGCATCCCAACCTTCTGCCAAAAGCGCCGAGTTCGATAGCACCGCGAAGCGGCCTTCGTTGAACCCGTCAAGGATGGCTTTGCGCTCGTCGTCATCAGCGTGATAGTCGATGTGACAGGCTGCAATGCCTGAACGCTGGAACTCAGCAACGATGTGCTGGCTGTGTGCGATGTTGGTCGCAAACACCACGGTCGGCTTTCCGGCAGCGTGCTTTTTCCAGTGGACAACGATGTCGCCGATCAGCGCAGGCTTGTCGACCGCCTCCGCGAGTTGCTTCTCGTTGTAGTCGAACTCACCACCCATACCGCGCTGGGACTTCACGCCGGTCAGGTCAGGGACGGCAGGTGCAAAGACGTCGCAATCGACAAGGAAGCCGAGGTCGATCAGTTCGCGGATCGTGGCGGCGACCACCATCTCCTGAAAGAGTGCCCCCTTCAATTCGCCGTAGTGCCTCCCCAGGCCGGGACTGAACGGCGTTGCGGACAGGCCGACGACAGGGACGCGGTTGTACTTGAACAGCAGACGCTTGTACTTCGCACTTCCCGCAACTGCATGCGCCTCATCAATTACGATCAGCGCAATGTCGTCAGGAATGCCACGTCGGGCGACCGTGTCGATTGAGCAAACCAACACCTTAGCGCCCAGGTGACGAGTGTTTTCCGCCTGCAGAATGCCGTGCTCTATGCCGGCCCGGGTCAGGTGCTCCGACGCCTGCCGCACGAGCTGCTTGCGGTTGGCGATGAACAGCACGCGCCCACCCTTGGCGACGGCACGACGAATCATGTCCTCACCCATCGTGGTCTTTCCGCTGCCGGTCGGGCTGTAGAGCATCAGCCGACGATTCCCCCTAGCCAAGGAGGTGCGTAGCTTGCCGATGGCTTGGTCTTGGTACGGACGCAGTGTGGTCATTGCTCGACCTCCTGCTCCGGGTCTTGGGTGAAGTCGTCCCAGTCTGCCCAGGTACTACTACCTACAGAGGTAGTAATAACACCATCATCCCCTTGGCTAGGAAGGCTCGGTTCTTCTCTACTCAGGAGCGACCCGGAAGCGACACGCTCACCGACTCGCTTATTGTCTCGCTGAGCGGATCGCTTACCGATACCGCCAGAATCCCCAGCAGCGGCGCGGGGTTTGCGGCCCCAGCGTTTTTTATTTGTGGCCTTTGCTGCGGCGGATTGAGCCTCTTTTCTCGCTTCAAGTTGTGCGCGGTACCCTTCAAGCTCAGGTGAAAAAATGCGCCCATTTTCGACCTTAAAAAAGGGCATGACATACGGGAGTTCAGCGGCAACTTCGGCCACGTCGAAACCCAAAATGCGAGCAAGTACGTTAGGCGTTTCGGGCAGATATTGATTCACCCAGCATTCAAGGCGCATTGAATACAGTAGTCCGCGCTGAGGGAGGGTCAGCGTCCTGTAATCAAGCCTGGCAATCATGTCGCTGGCGTACTCCTGGTACGCGGGCGGCTGTCGATTCTGGTCGCTCATGCCAGCACCCCCGCAAGCATCGCCAGCGTGACAGAGGCCAGCACCAGCACCCCAGCGAGGTCGGGCGCGATGAAGCCGGCTTGTGCGTCGGCTTTGCTTGGCTCTGCAATCAGCTCATAGACCGCAACGCCGTCGTGCAAATAGCCCTGGTCGTCGGCAATCGTTACCCGTCCGATTGTCGGGATGTCGTAGCCGAGGCGGTTGCGCAGTTCGAAGATGCGCGTCTGCGACTGCATGATTCCCGCGCGGCGGAAGTCCAGCGTCGACTTCGGGCCAGTGCGCAGCATTTCCACAATGCGGCGGCGTTGAACTTCGGTAGCGGTGCTAGAATCGTCGGCAGCGTTGTGGGGTGCGGTTCCGTATGGGGTCGTGCCCCTTTTCTTTTCGGTGGTCATTGCGCATCTCCCAGTCGAGCGAGCGGTGCCAGTGCTGCCTTGGCCCGTTCATACGCTTCGTGGTGGTCCGATGCGCCGCGTAGCGCGTTCGCGGCCATCATCTGCGCCACGACCAGCATTGACTGAACGGGCAGCGGTGCGTGCGGGCGCTGGCCTGCGTCGATGCCGGCAACTTTGTTCAGCAACCGGTTGAAGTTCATGTGAATGAACCGCTCGCGTTCAGAGCCGGCAGCCAGTGCTGCGATCTCGTCATGCAATGCGTGGTACGTCGGCATGTACTCAACTTGACGCGTATCGCGTGCGCGGCGGGCCTCTCCGAACGCTTTGACCAGCCGGACCTTCAGCGCGCGGACTCGTGCAGTGTTGCGGCTGTAGGTAAGAAGCAGATACGACTGATCTTCGTTAAGCAGCGCGAACTTTTCGGGCTGCCCACGGCCATCGATTTCTTCCGTTTGAAACCGAAGTATTCCGAATTGCTCAAAGTCGGCTCGGTGATCTTTCAGCAGCGCGAAGGAGTTCCGGTGCTTGACGCCCATGTGCTGCGCAAGCAGTCGGCTATCGATGCGTGGCTCACCCTTGGTCGTGGTCAGCGACAGGTCTGCGTGGTAGCGGGCGATCATTACGCCACCTCGCCAGTCAGCAGGGCGTCAATCTGATCGCGCGGCCACAGCAATTTGCCGCCCAAGCGGATCGGCTTCACGCCTTTGAAG